ATATCTTCACCCTGCTTAGCAAATGCTTTATTCTCATCAAGAGTGTATTCATCACCTGGAGATAATAAATTTATCTTATCACCGGGTCCTAAACCAAATTTAGAAAATAATGGAGTTGTTCTACTTTGTTTGTTATATGAAAACCCATCTGCTTCAGGTGTATAAAATGATTGTTTAGTATTTGCACTCTTTCTGTTTATGAATCCATATTCAGTTTTTCCAAATAATCCATCTTTTCTTTTTACACCATATATTGGTGATACTTTAGATAAATCTAATTTTGTACCTTCTAAATCTTTTGGTTCAATTTGTCCAAGTAAATCTTTCTTTTGTTCTGAATAGGTTGTTCCATCTCCATAGGTTGTATATTGAACTTTTGCTTCTTTTGGTGCTGCTCCACCAATAGAAGTTCCATCTCCAAACAAAGCTCCTCTAAGTTTATCTTTTGCAATACCTATTGCATTTCCAGCCCCTTGTCTTAATATTGTTTGTGGATTACCACCAGAATCTTTTAGTAAATTACCTAATAAACTACCAGGACCAAACCCTAAAGTATCAGGAGTTATTTGTGTTAAAGAAGTTATTTGTTCTTCTTTACCATCAACAGTTGCTTTTCCTAATTTAATTTTTTCAAATACACGAGTTGGAATTGGAACAACTGGTACACCTAACTTATCTTGTAAAAATGTATTTGCTTTCTTTCTTAATCCTGATAATGAAGTAATATCACCAGGTTCACCATTTTTACCAGTTAATTTTGATAGTCCTTTACCGATTAATCCACCATCAGTCGTTCCATTAGCCGATTGCTTCATTTCATCTGAAATAGCAGTTGAACGAAGTGTTATTCTTGGTGCTTCAGTTCCATAAATTAAAGGATTGTTTAATTCTACTGCAGAACGGATTCTAACTCCTGAAGTTTCTTGTTCTATAAGAGTTTCTTTATCTTGTTTTACTTCAGAGTAAACAGTTCCATATTTGAAGGATTCTTTATTTTGAAAAAGTTCTAATATTGTTCTTCCCATCTTATGCTACTCCTAATCCAAATACGTTACCAAATCCCTTTTCACTTCTCTGTGTTACTAAGCTCGTAACTTTATCTTTATCTAAATAAACATCTTTGTTTGCTGCAGTTACTTGGATTAACATATCCATCTTTTGTAACATTTGAGTTTGATACTCAGATAGTGAATTCTCTTCTACTGCACCTGTTTCAGTTGATTCTTCACCACCTAATCCAAAGAATGATGCTAATTTCATAATTGGTGCAGATATTGCCGCAATTCCTGCTAATAATAAAAGACCAGGAAATCCAGCAATACCCAACCCTGCCAAAGCAAGAGTTAGTAAACCAAATCCACTAGCTAATCCATATAATACAGGTATTAATGCCATTAATGGTAATACCGATGCCGCCATTGTTGTTAATTGTGGTACTAAACTTACCAATCCTTGACCCATCATTTCAAATCCAGTTCCAATAGCTTGTAAAGCGTGTCCTAATACTAAAACCGATGAGGCAACTATTAACATTGCGGCTGCTCCTGCTAATATAGCTACTGCACCTACACCACTCATCATGATTGCTCCTAATAAAGCAACTGCTCCTACAAGAGCTAACATAGATACTACTGCCATTCCAACTGCACTCCAACTAACTTTCATAAATTCTTGTACTGCTTTACCAAATATGAATACTGCTCCTGCTACTAATACTAATGCCGCGGCTCCTTTTAGAACCTCACCCATTTTTATTTTACCAACTGATTTAGTAAACTTACTCATACCACCACCATCAGCTGTTTTTGGTGGGGTTACTGATTGAGCCATTCCTCCACCAGCTCCACCTTTAGATGGAAGTTTATTAAATATCTTTCCAATACCAGGTATTGTACCAGCCATTGCTTTAACATCAACTCCCATTTGTCCCATAGCAATTGCTGCAGAACCCATACCTTTAACCATTCCACCAAGTGGACCGGTTACTATACCAGTAAGAGTTTCTTTCATGGTATCGAATGTAGATAGTTGGATATTACCCTTGTCATCTATCTTATCAAGGTTATCTGCCATCTTTTGGAATTGTTCTACCGTCATACCAGCCGCTTCAGCTGCTTGTCTTTTCTGAAAAACATCCATTTTGTTAAATGCATCAATACCACCCATTTCTTTTAAGGTTTCTTTTACAGATGCACCTAATTGACCATCGTATGCTAATTGTCTTGCTTTGTTAAGGTTAATATTTCTACCTAACATTGCTCCTAACTCTAATTCTTTGGTAATTGATGATTCAAAATCTAAAAGAGAATCAGTAACATTACTAAGAGTACTCATGTTAACACCAAGTTTAGCTGCTTGAACTGCTGCTTCTGCTATATTCTTACCACCATCCTTACCATAAAGTGCAAATTCTTCTGTTGAGTTTGCAACATCAGCCATTACTTGTGATGGGATTACACCATTTTGTTTAGCAAACTCTTTAGTAGATGCCGCTAAGTTCTGTGCCGTTTCAAGAGAACCATCATTTAATCTTGCAAATGATGCTGTAACTTTAGCAGCTTCTCCACCACTAATACCCATATTGGTAGCCATCAAGTTAGTGTTTAGTTGTGATTTAAATGATAAATCCGCAACACCACCTAATTCTGCTGATAATCCTTTTGTTGCTTCTAATGCTTGTGGAAATACTAATGAAAGTCCTGTTGCACTAACTTGAGCTCCTCCTAAGAAACCTCCAAACTCTCGTGTACTTTGTCCTAACTTATCAATAGCAAATCCAGCTCCAATTAACGCTGAACCTAAAACTCCACCAACTGTTGATGTTAATAATGATGCGGTTTCAAGAACTCCACCAATTGTATCTTGGATTCCTTCTAATACTGCTCTCTGTTTTTCTAAAAATTGTTTTTGTTTATCTGTTAAACCTGCATAGTTGTTAGCTAATTGGTTTGTTTGGGTCATCAAACCAATTTGTTCTTCAATCCCCTTACCTCTTTTATCTAATGATTCTAATTCTGCATTGAATTGAGATTGTAAAGATTCTCTTTGAATTACATCACTTGCAGAAAGATTTGCAATCTCTTCATTTATAGATTGCATTCTACTAAGAGATTCTATATTCTTTTTATGTTGTGTACCAGATTCTCTCAAAGAATTTACTCTTTGAGCTTCCATCTTACCCATAGGTGAGTAAATACCTGTAAGAGATTTTATTCCTCTTTCTTGTTCTGATATACCATTTATTATTTCTTGAGTATTTCTTCGTTGTTCTTCGTTGATTTTTTTTACTTCTCTTGCTCTTCTTACAATCTGACCTTTTAGTTTATCTTGTAATTTAACTTGTTCTTCAGTCAAAGACACATTTTTTTGTACAAGTGAATTTAAATCCGCTTGTAGTTTTTTAATCTCTCTTAATAAATCTGACTTTGACTTTGCCATTTAATTACTTTGAATATTTTTTGATTAGAGCATCAAGTTCATTTTTTTCTTTTTGAAGTTTTGCCATTTTTTGAATTACCTTAGATGGCATTCCACTTTGTTTAGCTTTACTCAACATTCTATTAGTGGCATTATTTTTTAATCCATCAAAGAATGCATCTGAGAATTTTTTAGCTGCACCAAATAATCCTTCATTTACTTTATCTTTTGACATGAGGTTTCTCCTTTATAGTTTTATACTACTATAAATATAGAGCATAAAAAAAGTGAGGAATTATTTCCTCACTCTTACATTTGGTCCTTTTGCTTTGGATTTCTTACTTACTTTATCCAACTCTTGTTTTTCTTTCTTCTTAGCATCTACCAGCTTTTTGAAGTAGAATCTTCTCCAATGGATAGGCATGTGGTAAACTTCACTCCAAGTGAATCCATTACCATAGTTAACCATCTCCCAAATTTGATTATGAAGTTGGATTGAGTAATCACTCGGTAGGGTAAAAAAACCCGGCCCCAAAGGGAATATCGAGAGCCTCCGTTTCACCCGTTATATCAGAAGTAAAATTGAATATTAAATCCAAATCCGGTGAGATTTCTCTGACATAATTTCTTAGAGCTCTTGAATCTCTAGCTAAAAGATTGTTCTTTACAAAGTTATTAATAAATCCTCTATCTGTATTACCATCCACTTCTTGTATCATATATCTCAATCTTGTAGATACATCTTGTGATGCAACTTCTCCTTTTTGGGATAATCTTTGCATTGCCTGAATATCTTTATTTATATCAGTCTCATCTTTGTGGGTTAGTAATCTAAACTTAATTGTTTTTTTAAGGGTTGGTAGTTCAAACTCGTATAAATTTTCACTATTTAAATTAGAAAAATCTACTTCTTTGGTTTGTATCTTTGATAAGTCAATACTTACTTTCTGTGGTTCCAATGTAAATGGGTCTGTAACTTCTACTTCGTAATCTGCCCCATATCCCAAAATACGAGTTGCAAGAAGAATTGCGTTTTTATCACCAACGAATATATCACCTACATTCACTCCTTCTTCGACCACAACAGATTCGAATAACTTATCAAGTACCACCCCCTTCCTTATCAAATTTTGGGAAGCAAGTATATCCTCTTCTTTTGCAGTCATATACTTAATCTCCACCGTACCCTTTGATAATGGGTGCCCTTCCATGTAAGTCTTACCTTGAGATGGTAATTCTATCACTTCAGTTGGAAAATCATAATTTGCCATAAACTTTTATTTTAATGTTCGTATATAAATATATAACTTTTAAAAAGTTGGAAAAAAGGCATAAAAAAAGGTTCTCACTAAGAGAACCTTTTATGGAAGTATCAAAAGTATATTATAGTATTAGTATTCTAATATTGCGTAATCGTATGAAAGAGTTAAAGTGATTTCCGAAGGGTCATTAGAAGCCCAGTCCAAATCATTGAACACTGCGTTGTTGATAAACGCACCTTTAAGTTTCCAATTTTCGATTTTATCACCAACAGGTCCTAGCATATAGATATCGATATCTTTTTTATAGAAATCTGCATATCCATCTCTACCTGTGATAGATTCGTGAGATGTTCTTACCCACTCCATTACTTGTTGTGCACCACTTGGTACAATTGGGTCGAATAGAGTGATTTCGATATCTTGCCACTCTCCTTTACCTTTGAGTTTTCTCTTAACATTGATATGGTCTAATGTTACTACTTCGAATTGAATAGAAGGTCTATTTGCTGTTTTAATCAAATAAGAATCGATACCATCAATTTGCATGATATATCTGTTCTTCATCTTCGGTTCGAAGTTGGTGTAGAACATATCGTTGAATTCTAATACTTCTGCCATTTTATTTTTCTCCTTTATATACTATAAATATAGTTTTCCTATTTTTTTAATTATGCCGAGAACGATGCTCCAGTTGGTAGAATGTTGAAATCAATTACTATGAATTCAGCGGTCTTAGTAGGTTGTAAATAAATTGCTCCTGCTAAGATGTTTCTATCAATTACATCTGGTGTATTGTTACTCTCATCCATTACTACTCTAAAAGCGTAAAGTCCTTGTCTTTGTTGGATTCCTTCTAAATAAGGATTAACAGTGTTCAAGAATTTTCCTCTTGTTTGAGATGTGTTTTGTTCGAATACAAGGTATCTTGATGTAGATGCGATGTATTTCTTCACTTTGATTAATAATCTTCTTACGTTGATTCTATCAAGTGCTGATGCTCTATCTTGTAGAGTTTTTTGTCCGAATGCTACAATACCCTCACCTGGGAATTGTGCGATTGGATTAATCTTTCCTTCATATAGTGTATCTCTTTCAGCGTGAGTTAATCTGTTTAATACAGAAACTGCTCCAGTGATACCACCTCTATTTAAACCTGCTGGTGCGAACCATTCAGCTGCAACTGCATCGTTTTCAGCGTAGATACCTGGCATCAATACTGATGGAGGAACTGAAGTTAATTTGTTAGTTCTATTATCAATTGTTTTAACCCATGGGTAGTAAGTACCTACATAGTTAGAATCGATTGCTTCACCTTGTGTGATTGCTTGAGCGATAGTATCGTTCTTATCAGTTACATCACCGATGAAGAATGCATCTTCTCTTGCTTCTACCATATCAGTTACTTTATCAAACACATAAGAGTGTAATCTTCTTACAACACCTGGTGTAGATACTAAGTTGATATCGAAATCATCTGGGTTAGATACTGCGTTGATTGCTTTTATATAAGCAACTGAACCACTTGCTGTTGAAGTTGATAAGTTAAATCCTTGTGTATTTCCTGCTCCCCATTGAGAATCATCTGCTTTAGCTGATTTGATTGTTGGAGATATTCCATCGAATCCACCTTGGAATCCTACGATAAATTGTCTTTTATTAATAGTTGATGCATCATCTGATGTAGAAACAGTATAACCAAAGTTAAATGTTCCATATCCATCATCTTGATGATTTTGAGTACCACCTGCAATATTGATATCAGCATCAAATGCAAATACAGTATTTCCACCAACAGTTGCCGAAGCTGGGATTGGTGATAAATAATGTGCGTTATCAATTTTTACAAGTGCAGTTTCTAAATCGATACCTGAGAAAACAACTGATTTAGAAGCGTTGTTATCTGCAGAACCCGTTGAGAATATTACTGCTGGTACTTCTGATTCCGAACCACCTACATAAATTGGGTTAGTATATGCTCCGTGTCCAAATGGTACTGCTGTTACAGGTGCTGCACCTTCAGCTACACATTCAACTCTTATATATTTAGAACGATTTGCGTAATCACCATTCATTGTCATTTTTCCAACTGCATCAATACTAACGTTTTGGTCACCAATTGCTTTCTTAATATAATTTGGTGAAGCTGGGTCCATACTAACATTGTTAAATGTTTCAAGAACTACTTTTCTCTTATCTATATCAGAGTATCCTCTAACTCCTACTGAGAATGTTCCGTAATCAGTTGCGTTAGAAGTTCCTGCTGCTTTTACATTAAAGATAGAAACTTTAAATTCTTTGTTTGCGTAAGTACCATCACCAAGAGTATGTAATTTGAAAAGATTGTGTCTTTCACCAGAAATCAACTGTGATTGTATCCAAGGAGTGGAAGCGTGTTGAACATCTTGTGTGAAATCTTGGTCAGCCAATGCAACTAAAGAAACTTGAGAACCACTATTATTTAGGTGGTCTGTAAAGTTAGTTGCTCCATTTTCAAAATACTTCCAAGTATAAACTTTTTTACTACCAAAAGCACCTTCACCAAATACATCGGATAAATCATTTCCTGCTGATGGTAATACTGATGCTGATATTTCAGTTCCTAATAAAGAACCACTAATTGAGAATGCTGATGCTGATGGTTGTGAATCCACAGCTGTACTTGCGAATAATTCAGTTGATACATTTCCATCTGAATCTGCTAAGTTATCAGTTCCATGGAATACACCAATGATTTGGTCATCTTTAGTACCAACACCACTAAGCTTTACTGCAATAGGTGCTGAATGAGTATAACCACCTATATGTCCTACTCGAACAATAGTAGCTACTCCAGCTTCTCTTAAATAATTTTGTACGGTATATCCTGAATAGTAATCTCCATTAGGTGTACCGAATATTTCTTCGAATTCTGATTGTGTATTTACAACGGTTGGAACGAAAGCAGGGCCTTTATGGAAAGGTCCAATAACTGCTGCTCCGATTTCACCAATCCCTTGTGATAAGAAAGAAAGGTCATTCTCTCTTGTAAATACACCAGGTGATACAATCTTTTCTGCCATTTTATTTTACTCCTTGTTATGTTTTTTGTATAATAATACTCTTATATAAGTATTAATTACTTTTCTGAAAGGTTAATTTTTACCCCTCAGTAGTAACTTCTTCTTCTTTTGGATTTGGAGTAAATTCGCCTGTTGCCGGGTCAAAATTACCATCTCCATACTTTTCATTCAATCCTTTGAATAAATCTTGTTCTTTCTGTACAAGTTCTTGATGTTTTTGAAGTAGTTGAGCTTCTTGTGCCTCTAATTGTTGAATAGTTCTACTTTTCTGAATAGAAAGTTGACCTAATTGAGTAAAAGTTGCTCCAACTTCTTGTCTTAACTCATTGATTGATTGAACCTCTTGTTCTGTAAACTTTATTGCTTTTGCCATAACTTTAATATTTTGATTAATTTACTTTTATATATATAAATATATTCTTTTTTCTAAAACGTAAAATTTATTTTTAGTTTTCAAATGTATGAGCGAATTCAAATCCATCTGAATATGAACCCCATACTCCCATTTCTTTTGCTCTTACTCTAAAGTACCATGTACCAGTTGAAAGACCAGATACATTTAGAGATGTTTCACTATACTCACCAGAGTGAGTTGCATCTATTGATGAAAAGTCTGCATTATCATCAACTTGTAATCCATATTCTGTAATACCTTCTGTACCAGTAGATGTTGGTGCATCCCATGATATATTTGAGTTTGCTCCACCAGCTGGATTGTTATAAGCTAAGTTAGTTGGTACACCTGGTCCACCAAAATCACTAAATGTATCACCACCTTTGTTGTGAGTAATATATCCATTAGCTAAATAAGTATCAGGACCATCAACATCAATAGAAACAATCTCTACTGTTTTTTCTATTGCTTCAACAGATGTTACTTCAACTTCAGTACCATCTCCCTTTATAAGCTTATCACCAACAACTAATTGGTGTATTTCTTTAAATTTAAATAAACCACTCTCAGAATCTTTAACACACAGTGGGTGTTCTGCAGTAGCAGTTATTTCTCCTTCATTAACATCATAATATCTTGATGCGAAAGAATATGTAAGATTTATAACATTTACATCAACTAATTCATTACCAAGTGTTTCTGAATCCCATCTTAAGAAGTTTCCATCAGGTGCATCTGATAAACCATTTAAATTTACACCTTTTAAGATATCTCCTTCTTCTAAATCTCCTGCTTCAATAATTTCACCATCTGCTAATTCAATAGGAGAATCTGCGGTTAAACATAATGCTGATGAGTTTCCATCATATGAATCAACTGCATATACTGTTTTATCTTTAGTAACACCAGTTGATACATCAGTAACATGGTCATTATAATCTTCAGTATATACTACTCTTAAAGTATTTGCTGCTATGGTATTAATAGCGGTTTGAGATGCATTATCACCTCTTTCTGAAAAAGTAATTGTTGCTGTCTTATGTTCTGAACCTCCAATAGTGATTGTAGTACCAGAGTTAACTGACCAAGTAAAGTTTCCTGCAGTAGTTGCTATGGTATTACCATGATTAGTACCAGCTCCACCAAATGTTAAAGTGTAATCTTCATTGGTTTCTTCAACCCCATAAGTATATCCACTAATTGAACCAACCGAATCGATTGCGAACGATGAAAAACTAATATTATCTCCTGCTGATGGAGTACCATTATATATTGTACCTATTGATGCTTGAGTAGCATTTGTACCACCTGTTGCGGTATTAAGGTTATTTAATGATAATGTATCTCCTGAACTTAATGTTGGCATATCTTTCTCCTACTATATATTATAAATATTAAGTAAATCATTTACCCATTTATCTTTGTTAGTATAATTATCTGTCATGTATTGTTTTAGATGTAAAAACCACTTATTTTTTTCTTTATGAGGGGTTTCTACCAACCTACTATAAATATCATCAAAATCTTTTTTAAATGTTGCTCTATATGGATACTCTAAATCTTTACACCATGATGTGTGTAAAATTGGTAATTTTCCTCTATCTACTGCCTCAAATATTGAATATCCAAAAGGTTCATATGTAAAACAAGAATGAGATATACCCCAATTCATTCCATAAAATTTATCACCAAACTCTGGTTTGTAATGATAAATCCTCATTTTGGTAGTATCCATCTTATATCCTTGTTTAAATACTCTATTAAATAAAGTTGAATCAGTAAAAACATATGCTTTCTTACCATCTAAGTAATGTGGGTTTTTTCTTCCTTCACTTCTTGCTGCAAATCCTAAATTATTAGAATATGATAAAGGAAGGTTATATTTAAACTCATAGAAGTTTGGAATATTTACATTTTCATACTTTATATCATATAATCCAATCCATATAGATTTTTTTGCCCACTTGTTAACATCCACCTCCCATGATGAATCAATATAAGGGTGGTGTCCAAATGATGAATCACTACCAACTGCGTTTTTTAAGATATGGTCTACTGAATTATGTAAAACGTTTGAATGAATTTTATGTTTATTATCTACCAATACTTTCATTGGTTTATAATGTCCATGTAATATATGAATTCTTCTACAATTTTTTACAATCTTTTCAAACCTTCTTAAATCATCTCCATGCCAATGAGTTTCTATTGGAAATTCATAATCATATTCGTTAAAATTTTTTGGTTTGTTTCTGTGTATAAGAAGAACAGGTTTAACTTTTAACTTTGGTACTATTTCTTCTAACCAAATATTAACCCATGTATCAGTTCCTGCGTTTACCCAAGGACCTCCACCTGTTGTATAATAGACATCATACATATTTTATTTTTTTACTATTATTTTTCCTGCGAAGTTTGCTGAGAAAGAAATTGTTATTGTATTTGCTGAAGTTGATTCAACATCTATTGGTAATTCCATCGTATTATTTGATGTATTCCAAGCTTGTACGAATGGATAACTTTCATTTAAGTTATGAGTTATACTATAAAAAGATGCTCCACTAACATCTTCTCTATAAGAAGTAAGGGTTTGAATTTCATCACCTAATCCACTAATATTACTTGCAGCAGTTGAACCACTTACAACGTGTCCACCTTTTGCAACTACAACATGACCAGAATGAGCAGCTGATAAAACAACTTGTACTGTGTTTGTATCTGTTAAAGATACTGTCTGTGGTATAAGTTGATTATAATTTGTATCGTATGTAGAAACGATTATATTATATGTATCAAAGTTGTGTGATACATTTATAGTTGATTGATTATCAAAAGAAGAAGTTACCGTTGCAACTTGGTCAACTGATAATCCAGTCAAACCACTACCATCACCAGTTAAAGTTCCTCCACCAAATTCAAAAGCAGAACCACTAAATGATAATTTTTGGTCTGTTGTATTTCCTGCGTTTCTTGAAGATAAAATTATACCTGCATTTGCCGTATTATCAGTAGCTACATGAAATCTATCACCAGTTGAATTTGCACCAATCGTTAAACTATAATTTTGACCTGAACGAGTATCTATAATATTTTGTACATCTACATTTGAAGTACCAATATATGAATTATTCCACTTTCTTGAAGTAGAACCAATATCAAAACTTAAATTATTGTTTGGTATTAATGAAGAAGATAAACTTGCAATTACGTTTACTGAATCAGTAGTTGCATCACCAATAGTAAGTTGTCCTTCTAAGGTTAAATCACCTCCTATTGTAGTATTACCAGTAATGTTTAATGAAGAAGCCGATAAAGCACCATCTAAGTTAAGTGAACCCGAATTTGTTGTATTTGTAGTAAGGATTTCTTGGATGGAAGGACTTCCATCATTTTTTTCGAAGAATATTCTACCATCATAGGTATTAAGCGCTATCTCCCCCAATTCCAAATTGGAAGTAGTAGGTATCTTACCTTGTACCGCAGTTCTTTTTAACTTGATTACCTGTGCCATATTTATGACTTATCGCCTTCATTATATAATTACTCGATAAATAGAAAATCCTTATATAAGGATTTAAACCCCTCCGAAGAGGGGTTAAATTTACCTTTATTTTAACCTATTTTACTCTTTAACTCATCAATTTGAGTTTGTTGGTCTTTGATAGCCTCGATTAGAAGTCCTACTATCTTATCGTAGTCTACTCCTTTATATCCATTATCTCTATCTTTAACCAACTGAGGAAGTACTTTCTCCACATCTTGAGCAATAACCCCTACATTTGGTAAAGAGTGTTGTATTTCAGATGCTTTATCATTCCAATCCCAAGTTACACCTTTTAGTTGTTGTACTTTTTCGATTGGATTAGAAATTACTTCGATATTATCTTTTAATCTTTCATCCGAAGATGCGTATGCAACGATATCACCAGTTGCAGATACACTAGCAAATGTTACATCATCACCAGTTCCTACTGCTTGTCCAATTGAAATTTCACCACTTGAAATAGTAATACCAGTTCCTGCAGAGAATTTACCTCTTACATCTGCTGTACTTAATTGAGTGTTAGTATCAGTAGATGCTATTGTAAAATTATTTGCATCTGTATGAGTTAGAGTAATATTAGAACCAGCAACTAATTTTATATCTTGTGTTCCACTACCAGCTCCACCAGTTGTATTTCTAAGTATTATATCATTACTACTATCTACGAATGATAATGTAGTAGTATTTTGTGTGTTAGTGTTTGTATCAGTTGAACTAATTGTGAATGTATCAGCATCTGTTCTTGTTACAGTAGTTGCTCCACTTCCTACAAATTCTATATCATCAGTTGTACTACCATCATGTCCTGCACCACTTAATCTTAGTTTAGTAGTAGCGGCAGGAATACTAACAGAATATGTATTCTGAGTGTTGGTATCTGTGTTAGTAGTATAAGAAGGTAATCCAAATGTACCATCATGTTTTAAGAAATGTCCTGCAGTACCTTCTGCTGGTATAACACCATTATTACCAGTACCAACTGCTGTTCTAATTTCAGCTGCAGTTTGGTCAGCAGTTGCTCCATCTTCAACGTTAATCATTGTTCTAAGGTTAGCTGGAGTAATTTCTTCAATTACACCTGCACCTGCTGAATCTCTACCTAAGATTCTATTTGTTGCACTTACATTTTGGATTTTAGCGTATGTTACTGCATCTGCTGCTATATGAGCAGTATCAATAGAACCATCTGCATAGTGTTCTGAATCAATTGCATCATCAGCGATTTTAGTACCATCAACAATATCTGCTGCTAAGTGTACTCTATCGATAGAACCATCTGTATAGTGTTCTGAATTAATTGCATTATCTGAGATGTTTGTACCATCGATTGCATCTAATCCGATGTAATCGTGTGTAATTGCAGTACCATTCCATACACCAGTTGCGATTGTACCTAATGTTGTAATAGATGTGTTACCTGCTCCAACTACGATTCTTTCTTCAGCACCTGCAAGACCTGATACCCAATAATCATTTCCTTCATCCCAAAGGATACTTGCATTAGTTGCAGTTCCTCTTTCAATTTCCAATCCACCATTTTGTGAAGGAGTTCCTGTCTCATCAGAGTTAAGTACAATAACGTTATCTCCAATGTTAACTTCGTTTGAGTTTACAGAAGTTGTTGTTCCACTTACAGTTAAGTTACCACTAATTACAACGTTATTTGAGAATGTTTTATCTCCAGCGAATGTTCCTGCCAATGTTGTTGCGAAAGAAACATCACCTAAGTTAGTAATTGTACCACTACCAGTTGCATCACCAGTCAATGTAATAGCAATATCAGTACCACTCAAGTTATTTAATTGAGTTTGGATATTTGATGATACACCATCTGTGTAGTTAAGTTCTGTTGCAGTTGCTGTAATTGCAGTACCATTTAATGTTAATGTATTGAATTCAACATCATCACTTGTAGCGATTCCTTGGTCAGATGCACCTAAGTAACCCCATTGAGTTGAAGATATTGTAGTAGTTCCAATGTTCTCTAACTGAGCACCTTCTGCAGTTGTAAGATTTGAAATCTCTGTTACTTGTGATGCTGCAATTGTTTTGTTAGAAAGTGTTTGAGAACCATCTATCGTTACAATATCTCCTGCTGAAGTTCCACCTACTGTTACATCATCTAATTGGTTAAGTTCAGTATCAGTAGCAGTTAAACCACCTAAGTAACCCCATTGAGCTGCTGAAATTGTAGTTGTACCAATGTTCTCTAATTGTTCACCTTCAGCTGCAGTTAAGTTACTGATTTCAGTTACTTGAGAAGCTGCAATTGTTTTATTAGTAAGTGTTTGAGTACCTGCTTCTGTTACAAGAGTTCCACTTAAACCACTTAATAAGTTAATTTCAGTACCTGTTGCTGTAATTGCAGTACTACCTAAAGTAATATTTCCTGCAGTTAATCTATTAGAACCAAGAGTTACATCATCTGTAATAGAAATAGCATTTCCATCAGAAGATAAAATATTCTTACCAGCGTTAATTTGTATAGG